CCACTACTTACTAATCTTTCAAAAGATGCTTTAGCTTGATCTAGTGCTTTATTAAACTTAGTTTGAGCGTCTTCTGCTAATTTTTGGGCATATAATCTATCTCCTAATGCAATTGTAATTTCTTCCTCACTAGCTTGTTGGTTTTTTAGATCATCATATATTTCTTGTAAGCTTTTCTTTTCAGCATTCTGTATACTTTTACCCATACTAGCTGCTCTACTAACTAAAGCATTGAATTCTTCTTGCTTATAAACCATATCTGTTAACTCATCTCCATTCATATTGAATATAGCCGCTTGAGCTTCAAGTTGAAAAGTATTCATGTTAGCAAGTTCATTAGATGTTAATCCTTGTCTAATTATTTCTTTACCTAAGTTAACATAATCTCTATTAAGAGCATAAGCTCTTGCTCTTTCAAGATTAAAATCTTTACCAGTAAGTAATTCTGCGTCTATTTCAGCTGAAATAGATTGTTCAAAATTAAGTAAACCTCCTGCTACTTTTTTAGTGTCTTCTAATGTTAAACACATTAGTTTTAGCTTAGCTATACCTTTAGCTATTTCATCTGTGTTATCACGAAATGATGATCTTAGTTCTCCTGTTGTCTTTGCTGCTTTTGATAATATTTTATTATTATCTAACATTATATTCTTTTGTAACCCAACTGCTGCTACATTTGCTAAAGAACTTTTAGTTATTTGTTCTTGAGTTTTTCCAGTTCTGATGTATTCACTTCGTATATTCGCTATAGTTTCTTCATCTAATTGAAGATTATCTCTTAATATAGCATCTTGAGCCAACATTGCTTTACCTTCTTCTCCTAAATCTTTAGTAAAATCTATTTGTGTTTCTAAAGCATTATTTGCTTCATTTAATGACTTAACTATTTGAGATTGATTAATTATTATTAATCCTTGAGTATCAGCATAAAATTTAGAATTACGAGAAATATCATAAGTACGTTGTCTAACTGCTTCTGCTTCTTCAGCAGTTAATCCCATATTTCTACGAAATTCTGCTGTTTCTTTACTAGCATTAAGCATAGCTCCCTTAATAAAATCAAATATTTTTTTAGCAGCTGCTACTAATCCTAATATTACAGATGCTTTTTCTATTCCTTCAAATGCTCCTTTAATACCAGCCCCTAATAATGTAAATACATTACCTGTTTCAAGAGCTTTAGTTCTCATATTTTCTAAACCTTTATCAATATTTAAAATATCTCCAAGGATTGGAATTTTCTTTAAACCCATCAGTGTTTTAGCAGTAATTCCTGTTCTTTTTTCAATAAGTTTTGTTAATTCTTCTTGTTCTTTTAGTTTATTTACTAACACTGTATTGTAGTCTATTGACTGGGCATATTGATCATTTACATTTTTTATTTTATTTTTTTGTTCCTCAAGTGCATCATTTTTTTGATCATTGTTCATTTTAAGGAATTCACTGCTGGTTATTAATTTATCAGTCTCATCATTTATAGAACGTATTGTAGAAGCTCTTTGTTGTTCTAATCTATATATTTTATCTTCATTGTTTAATAACTGTTTAGATATATCTTTAGATGTAATTAAGCCTTTAGTAATTCTAGACTGATTTATTATCAGGTTATTTGAGTCTTTAGCAAATGAATTAACATTTCGCTGCATGTCTTTTAATAACGATGATATAACTTTATCTCCTGAAGAAAAAGCATTAGAAATTGTATCATTTATGCTTTCAGATATATTTTTAAAAGCTACTTCGGCTATGGACGCTAAGTCTTTAATATCATCTTCTACATCTTGTTTATTTTTTGCTGCCATAATATATTATATATGATAAATATGAGAAGACATCACTTTTTACGTGATGCCTTCGTTACATATCCTGGTGGTTTTACTTTTTTATTTTTAGCGGCTTCAGCTTTAGCTCCACCGTTTGTCCAACTGTCATCTACATCTTTAGGTTTAGATTTATCATGCCATTCCTTAATTTTATTAAACGTAAAATTACGTAACCATATAGGCATATTGTAGATTGTATTGTAATCATATCCACCATTTCCATGAAACGTTATTTCATGGATTTGGGTGAATATATTCATTCTATATTGTGGTGCTGTATTAGAGGTCAGGCCAAAAAAAGCTAAGACTAATTGGAATGTCTATGCTCTCCTCAACACCATCTATTTTTACATTAGTAGATAAATTAACATCTGGAGACATATCTTTAATATGTTTACGTAATGCTCTTGAGTCTTGTGCTAGCATTTGTTCTACAAATGCACGTATGTTGTTTTTGTCATTGTCTCCTTCTATTGATACGATTTGGTGTTTTAAGCGAATTGTAACTTCTGACGATGCTTCTTTGTTGAATTTTTTCATGCTCTCGTTTTCCTGGTCAATTATTTCATTGTCCTTATCGTTTAAGAGTTTAAATTCTACTTTAGTGCCTGTTGCTGGTAACGTAAACACAAATGTGCCTTTGTGAGTTGCCTTAGTTTCGTCAAATGGTTTATTTTCTAGCTCAGTTAAATCTATAGTATATTCATTACCATCATAAGAAAACGTGTAATCTTTACCATAACCCAAAATACGGGAAGATATAAGTAACGCGTTTTTATCGCCCGTTATTAATTCTTTAATGTCAAATTTACCCATGGTTAGTGATTCTAGAAGTTTATCTAACACAATACCTTTTTTAATGTAGTTTTGGTTTGTTAGAATATCTTCTTCTTTAGCGGTCATGTATTTCATTTCTACTTTACCACTACGTAAGGGATGATCTGATGGGTATACTACGCCTTTTGAGGGTAATTCTACTGTTTCTGTTGGGAACTTATTTTCTTCCATAAATTGTATTTTAATGTAACGTTATTGTTGTATATAAATATATGAAGGAAAGGGAAATACCCACATTTCTGTGGGTATTCTTTATATTAATTCTATTTTTAATTTCCTAATTCAATCCACTTACTTAGATATGATTTTTTAATTTCATCATCCCACCATGTACGATCATTAATAAATTCTTCATAAGCATCTTTATAGACTGGTTCATTACCTATTTTGAAGGTTAATTCAAAATCATCTAATATATCTTTATCGTTTAATGATTTAATCACATTTAACACATCATTGTATGGATATTTATCTGGTGATGATTTAAAATCTACAAAAGTATAATCATTTTCTTCATTAATCATTGGATCTTCTTCTTTAGATAATATCCAAGTACCACCAATACCTTCTTCAGATTTTAATAAATCCATTAAGTATTGTTTAGCATTTGTAGATAAAATAGCGTCATTCGACATTGGATCTTTTAAAATATTACCTTCTACTTTATAACCCCATGATTCAGGATCTAAATTGATTTTTTTTACTAGTTTAGAATAGATTTCATCTTCTGTATTTCCGCGGATTATTACCTTTTCATCATCATTAGCTTTAACAACATAATTTTCTATAATTATGCCCGCTAGTTTTTGCATTCTACGAAATTCTTCGTTTAATATTTGTTTTGCCATTTTTATGTTTTGTTATAAATATATGAAATAAAAGGTAAATACCCACATTTCTGTGGGTATTATTTATAGGTTGATTTGGTTTATTATATAAAATATAATTTTAGAAGTTTAATACACAATAATCTGGTTGGACAGTCATTGTAAGATTTTGAGCTGCTGATTCGTTATCCCAACTATACTCACCAAAGTTAGCATTAGTTATAATACATCCTTTTAATACCCACTCACTTACAATATCACCAACAGGTCCTAAGATATCAAGTGTTAAATCTTTCTTGTAAAAGTCAGAATAACCGTCTCTACCTGTTACAGATTCATGATGTAAACGCACCCATTCCATTACTGCTTGAGCACCAGAAGGAGTGATAGGATCAAATAATGTAAAGTTTATTGTACCCCATTTTGATTTTCCTTTTACATAACGTTGTACGTTTATGTGGTTAAGGGTTACTGTATCTTGGGTTAAAGTTACTGCACCTACTCCTTTAACAATATATGAAGGTATACCATCAATATACATTATGAAGCGGTTCTGTTGTTTGGGTTCAAAAGCCGTAAAGAAAATTTCGTTTGGGTCAAGTACTGCCATTTTATTATGTTTTATTATACGTATGTGAAAAAAAAGAAAAATTAATATAGATTTGAAGATTTATTTCTATTTCCTATTTCATTTATATAACCAAAACTTTCTGCTATTTCTGTTGTTTTAAACCATGGTTGTAAATTTGTATAATGAAAACATTCTTTTTGTTTTTCTTCTTTTGTTAAATCAAATAAAGAACAAGGCTTAATATGGTCTATTTCCCAAACATCGCCATGGTTTTTCCAATTCATTTCTGGGTGTAGTTGTTGTTCTAAGTGTAATTTACATTCTTCTAATGTGCAACCTAATAAAGATATTATATTATTAGTTTTATTTGTTTTTGATTTTTTAATAACTTCATTTAATCTATTTCCTAATATTATTCTTAATCTAAAATTGGGATTATTATTCCATTGGTTTTGTCTCCATTTTTTAAAATATTCTCTATTATTATAATTCCATTTTTTATTCGATTGTTTTTTAGCCTCAGGATTATTTTTTTGCCAATTTAAACTTTTTGAATTATGTTTTTCTTTATTATTTTGATAATAGTTTTTACTATTTTTTTGATACTGTTCTTTGTTTTCTAAATAATAAATTTGGATATTTTCTTTTTTTTCTTTATTATATTCTTTTCTACATTCTATACAAATGTTACTATATCCATCACTAGCTGTTTTTTTCTTATAAAAATTATTAAAATCTTTTTCGTTATTACATTTATTACATTTTTTCATATAAATATCTCGTTTGGATCATTTATACATATGTGAAAAAAAAGTAAGGTACCCAAAGGTACCTTATCTTATTTTAAGTTGTTTAATTAAGCTGGGAACGTAACTCCTGTTGGAAGAATGTTAAAGTCTAAGTATATGAATTCAGCTGTTTTAGTTGGTTGAATGTATATTTGACCTACTAATTGATTTCTATCGATTACATCTGGTGTGTTATTTGAATCGTCCATTATTACTCTAAATGCATATAAACCTTGTCTTTGTTGTACTGATGTTAAGTATGGATTTACTTGACTTAAGAATTGGTTTCTTGTTGCAATTGAGTTTTGTTCAAACACCAAGTTTTGAGCAACTTGAGAAATATATGATTTAAGAGAAATCAATAAACGACGAACATTTACACGGTCAAGAGCTGATGCTTTTGCTTGTAATGTCTTTTGACCATATACTACTACACCTTGTCCAGGGAAAGTAGCGATTGGATTAACTCTACCAGTGTATAATGAATCTCTATTACCTTGAGTTAATTTCCACTCAGCACGTATTACATTATTTAATCCACCTCTGTTTATACCAGCTGGTGCAAACCAAGGTTCAGATACGCTATCGTTATAAGCATAAACTCCACCGATCATTGTTGAAGCTGGTACCCAAACATTTTTACCTGTATCTGGGTCAATTGTTTGAGCCCAAGGCCAGTATGATGCAGCATATGATGTATTTCTTGCTGCTGCGGCTGCAGTTACAGTTGATACTGCTTGTGTTCCATAAGGTACTAAATCTACAACATATATACTATCACCTCTATTTTTAGTATTGTTTATAGCAGTTGTTATTTGAGATGTTC